GACGCTATGAGTACACTAAAGGCAGATACTATCCAAAGCACCAGCGGTGGTGCGGCTACGCTGACGAAGCAAGAGGCTGCGAAACACTGGGTCAACTATGACGCAGTGGATGGTATAGTAGATGGCTCGTTAAATCAAACCACTCTACAGGACCACGGAGCAGGCGATTTCACCACTAAATTTACAAACAATTTTAGTTCGGTGACGGACAGATGCCATTTTGCATCTTGCATGAATGCTACTGATGGCGGAGAGACTAGACTTGCTGGCGACACTAGGTGTGGAGTAAATGCAAACATAGGACATCTTGTAAGCGATTCAACGATGACTGCACCAACTACAGGACAAGTTGATTTTTTCACGGGAAAAAATTCAGACGCTAATGCACAAGGCGATAATGTCGATGTAAGTGCAAGTTATTGTATGACTATTGGAGATCTCTTATGAGTGAGGTAAAAACAAACAAAATCTCCAGCCTTGCGAGTAACAACGATATTACTCTTGACCCTGATGGCACGGGCCGTGTTGCTGTAACTGGCTCTGCTACTATGACCGGCACAGATACTTTCAATAGTAATGCAACAGGTTCTGGCATCCTCCTAAAAGACAGTGGTGTTACATCACGTCAACTTCATATGGCTGCGCCGGGAAGTGTTAGCGAAGCAGTCATTGGCACACCCAATTCACACAATCTGACCTTTGCTACAAACAACACAGAACGTATGCGCATCGAATCCAGCAGCGGAGCCGTGCTAATAGGCAAAACCTCACTTACTTCAAACGACCCTGGTTTAGAGTTAAACACTGGCGCAGATGCTAATGTAGCACGGGTTGACCAACACAAAACGGCTAGCGGCGACTTTGCTGGACATTATTTTTTCCACAACGGCTCCAATGTGGGCGGCATTGATTATAGTAATAGCGCGGTTAATTACGGTACATCCTCCGACTATCGACTCAAAGAAAACGTAGCCGACATGACCGGCGCAATCACTCGTGTGAAGGCGCTGTCACCCAAACGGTTCAACTTCATTATTGACCCAGACAGAACCGTTGACGGTTTCCTTGCGCATGAAGCGCAGACCGTCGTGCCAGAAGCAATCAGCGGCACTAAGGATAAAGTGGACGAAGACGGCAAAGCTGTCATGCAGGGGATTGACCAATCTAAGCTGGTTCCGCTGCTTACCGGCGCACTGCAAGAAGCCATCGCAAAGATTGAAGCACTCGAGACAAAAGTCGCAGCACTGGAGGCAGGTGAGTAATGGCATTCGGTATAATCAAAGCGGATACCCTGACGCACTCGACTGAAGGTTCTGTGTCTACAGAATATGTTGTGGGTGGTAGTGCAAAGGCGTGGACAAATTACAACTCTGATACAACTATCCGTGATAGCTTAAACTCCAGTTCGATCACAGACCATGAGGTAGGCGAACATTCTGTGGTTTTAACAAACAATATGGCAAATGATGACTACGCTTATAGCGGTGGTGCAAAGGACGGCTTTAATGGCAATTTTGGCAGGATATGTACTAATAGCGGTACAGCCTCAACGTCATCTCATCGACAAGTAACAGTGCTGTGTAATGACAATTCTCGTGATGATTGCGTCGAGGTTGGAACATCGGTACACGGAGACCTCGCATGACAGTGACCCCAGAGTTTCAAGGCACACATCTATGGGAACGGCTCTGCTGGGCAAAGGAAAACCTTGATGGTGTGCAGTCAGACTATCGCGTTGTCTACGAAGACAAGGTAGACGAATGCGCTAGGATAATGGTGCCTGATCCCAATTGGATGGCTTGTGCTTTGCAGGGTGGGATATTGCCGCCGGTTTGGGTATACTGGGAGTTAGAGAAGGACGAGGCACAGCCCGACTTCAAGAAACACACACGCGGCTACTTGCTGCATGACACAGAACCGATGGGGCCGATGACCGAAGAAGAGGCTATCGAGTACCTCATCCAGAAGGACGTACCACAGTCTGTATGGCAGTCGTGGGACGAGGGCAATCGCCCGAAGATGGTGATCTGTCGGAAGCAACAGCTTCCGGGGACACGCGAGTGGAGAAACGCCTGGCGTATCTCTGATGAACTGGCAGCTTAGAGGAACATAAAATGCCGACAACATACATCGTAGACAAGGACGGGAACCAGATCGATGCTTCCAAGGCCACCGTTCCTTCTGACCGTCACTTTCGCGGTGCATGGTCTTTAAGCGGGAGCGTCATTAGTGAGGATCTGGCAAAGGCCAAGGAGATCTTTAAGGACAAGATTCGTGCAGTGCGTAAACCGTTGCTTGATGCAGAGGACGTAGTATACATGAAGGCACTTGAGGCAGACGATGCGGATGCCAAGACTGCTTCTGTAGCTAAGAAGAAGGCACTGCGTGATGCACCAGCGGCAAAAGCAATCACAGATGCAGACACGATTGCAAAGCTGAAGGCAGCTTGGGATACATCTGTGTTGGGCGACAGCCCTTACGCATAAGGATAACAGGCAATGGCATTAACTAAGGTTGGTAAAGAAGGTATCACTGGCATTTCCAATTCTAGTGATGCCACTGCTATTACGATCGATTCGTCTGAAAATGTCACATTTGCTGCGGCCACCCGTGCGCCTAACAGTTCTGCATCTGCACCTGCTTACGCATTTAGTAACGACACGAGCAGCGGCATGTTTTTGCCGGGTGCGGATACTCTTGCGTTTTCATCGGGTGGGTCAGAACGTATGCGTATCAACAGTAGCGGCAGTCTTCTCATTGGCGCAACATCATTTTCTAGTGGTGGTGGAGGTATAAAGTTCGGTGGTGTTGGCAATAGAGACCTTAGTGTAAATGGTACTGGCGCAATACAACAATTAGGATTTCACAATCCTAATGGTGAAGTTGGTTCAATTTTTACCAGTGCCAATTCAACAAGCTTTGCAACAGCGTCAGATTACCGCATCAAAGAAAACGTGGCCGATATGACCGGCGCAATCGCTCGTGTGAAGGCACTTGCACCAAAGCGTTTCAACTTTATTGCAGACGCCGACACTACGGTTGACGGCTTCCTTGCCCACGAGGCGCAGGCTGTCGTGCCAGAAGCTGTACACGGCACACACAACGAGGTTGATGACAACGGCAACGCAGTCATGCAAGGCATCGACCAGAGCAAGCTGGTGCCGCTGCTGACCGGAGCACTGCAAGAAGCCATCACCAAAATTGAAACCCTCGAAACCGAAATGACTGCGCTTAAAGCGCGCGTGACCGCACTGGAGGACGCATAATGCCATACATAGGTAAATCTCCAGAGTTCGGCGTCCGTAACCGCTTCGTGTATCAAGCCACGGCTGGGCAGACGAGCTTCAGCGGATCCGATTCTGACTCGCTGGTTCTAGCTTATCAAGACGGGCGGTATGTGGATGTGTACCAGAACGGTGTTCTTCTAAAGCCAGGGACGGATTACACGGCGACAACGGGCACAACGGTTGTCCTGGTCACAGGGGCGTCACTCAATGACGTAGTTGAAATCGTTGCATACGACACATTCTCCATTGCGAACAGCTATACCAAGGGAGAATCAGATACTCGATATCCTTTCAAGGGCAACAACTCAATTATTCGCCTGAACGGCCAGACGATCAGTGCAGACATTACGATTGACAGCGACGAAAACGGTGCGTCGGCAGGGCCGATTACGCAGTCTGCTACCGTCACTGTTAACGGATATTGGAGCATCGTATGACCAGCGTATTGAATGTAGATACTATTGCTGACAAGGCTGGCACTGGTCCGGTGGGGTTGACCAAGCAGACTGCGGCGAAACATTTTTGTGTTTTTAATGGAACAGGCACTGTGGCTGTTGATGAGTCTTTCAACAACTCCTCACTTGAAGATAATGGACCAGGGCAATACCAGGTAACTTTTATAAATGCCTTTAAAAATCTTCATTTTGTTTTTACGGGTGCTACTGTAGGAAATGACGAGGCATTCACTTATATTGCTACGGACGCCGTCGCAAAAACTGCAAGCACTGTACGTTTTAGAGGCGTTCAACATGATGGTAGTGAACAGGATACGGACGTAGTGGATGTAGTGTCGCACGGAGACCTCGCATAATGGCAAGCGTACTTAAAGTAGATGAGATTCAAAGCACAAGTGCTGGTGGTATTCTCATGCCTAAACAGCCCCGTTGGGATGTCGTTGGCAATAACGATGCGTATGTGGCCACCTCTCCCATTCCATTTCCTACGGTTGTGATAGATAACGCCAATGGATTTAACACCTCTACCTATGCGTATACGATCCCTATTGCCGGAGACTACTTCGTAGAAGTCAACATGGGTATATTGCGATTAATAGGAGACAATCAGGTAGCATTTCCCCGCCTTGAACAGAACGGGGTAAACAAAGGATATAGCTATCTTCAGTTAAATGTAGATGGCACTCATTACGCTAGCAATGTAGTCAATCGAATTTTAACTTGCGCTGTTGGAGACACAATTAGATGCGCTTTTCTAAACAGTGGTGGAACCGGAAAATATTATAACGGCGCTGCTGAATCTCGTTTTCACGGATACTTGGTGGGGTAGAGATGGCAACGTATAAAAACATCATGGTTCTTGAACCCCCGAAGATGACTGTTCGTGTAGCAGATACAGCGGCTTCCATTCTTCGTGCTACCGA